CCTCCCGGTCCCGCCGCAACGGCGGCACATGGCAGGCCGAACGCATCGAAACCGGCTTCGACCGCCCCACCGTCGTGCCGATCGTCAGCGACCAGCAGCTCTACCGCCCCCTCGGCTCCAGCCGCATCACCCGCCCGCTCATGGCCCTCACCGACCTCGGACTGCGCACCCTCGTGCGCATGGAAGCGACCGCAGAATTCTACGCGGCACCACGCATATGGTTCCTCGGAGCCAACAAAGGACAGGTAAGCCCCGACACATGGGGCAGCATCGTCAGCGTCATCAACGGCATCCCCGCCGGCCGCAACGGCGAAAAACCCGAACCGCGGCAAATCAACACAGCCCCGATGGCAGTTGGCGATCGGCACGGCCGAAAACCCCGACCTGCCCCACCTCACACAGGCCTCGATGCAGCCACACTCCGACATGCTCAAAACCGTCGCCCTCATGGTCAGCAGCGAAACCGACATCCCCGTCAACGACCTCGGCATCACCATGGACAACCCCGCCAGCGCCGAAGCCATGGCCGAAGCCGAACGCAAACTCTCCCGCACCGCCGACCGGCAAAACAAACGCTTCGGCGAAAGCATCAAAAGCATCCTCGCCATGGCGCTCGCCGCCCAGGGCGCGGACGAAGCCGACATCCGCCAACTGCGACCGATCTGGGCACCCACCAAGGAAGCCAGCGACGCCGCCCGCGCCGACTGGTACCAGAAGGTCGCGTCCACCAACCCCGCCTTCGCCGACAGCGACGTGGGCCTGAGCCGCGCCGGCCTGACATGGGACGAGATCGCCGCCCATCGCGCCTACGAGAAACAGCAGCGCACGCAGAACACCATCGACGAACTACGCGCCAAGATCGCCACCGCCAAGACCGACACGCAGGAGGCCGCAGCCAATGGACAGCAACAGCCTGCCGCTGAGCAACCTCAGCCCGGCGCAGCGTAAAGCGTTCAACGGGCACCTCAACGACATGTGGGACGACTATCAGGACGAGCTCGCCGACCTCATCATCGAAGCCAAGACGATGGTGCCCAACAGCCTCTACTTCGGCGATGATCCCACCACCGAAGCCCGACGCCAACTGGAAGACTACGCGCGCAAGGCCAACCTCATCGCACAGGACTATTACAGGAACGTGCGAGCCGCATGGGCCGAAGCCGCCGGCATCAGCATGCCCGACTACAAGGAGGCGCAGGTCAGCTCGGACCGCGCCTTCTGGCAGATCGTCGGCGGCTACAACAACACCATGCACGTCGGCGCGAAATTCACCGACATCATCAACGGCCGAAGCAAAGCCGGACTGACCATGGATCACCTCTGGGCCATCAACACGCAGGGCTACACCGAAGACGACTGGGCGCGCCTCGCCAAGGACATCATCAACGAGACCGCACGCCTCACAGGACGGTTCACCGCCCAGAACGACCCCACCCGCCCCAAATACGCGCGAGTGCCCCAAGGCAAGACCTGCGCGTTCTGCGCCATGCTCGCGTCCCGAGGCTTCGTCTATGCCAGCGAGGACACCGCCGGCAAATGGCACAGGTACCACCACGACTGCGACTGCAAGATCGTCCCCTCATGGGGAGAGACCAAACTCGACGGCTACGAACCTGACAAGTTCAAGCGCATGTACAAGGCCGCGAAATCACGAGCTGGCACTTCGGAAACCAATGCCGTAATGAAGGCCATGAACCACATGTTTCCCGACGAGCTCACCTCTGGAGTGTTCGAATCATCGGCCGAATGGCCCGCCGAGGTCATCCAGCCACGGGCGAAAACATGGGATCATGTCTTCGCCAACCACGGTCCCGACGCGACAGTACCCGGGAAAACTCATTTTCCGAAGGAATGGGACGAGAAGAAAATCAAGTGGGCCGTAGAAGAGACCGTCGTGGCTCCCGACCTCGTCATACCGGGTGGCAGGGAACGTCAAACCCTGTATAAGATAGTCGAAGACGAGATCATCCGCGTGTGGCTCCAGAAAACCAGAAACACCGGCGGCCGATTCACCGTCCACACGGCACACCCGGTCGTGCCTCAGCAAAAGGAGAAGCTATGGCAACAGATTCGCAATGCGAAGCCGCATACCGGCGGCTGAGGCCATACTGCGACGTCCTTGAGGAAGCCGAGGAACTGGATTACGGCCTAGCCGCCGGCGAACAGTACTACGCCCTGAGTTGGCTCATCGCCGCGATCCTCGAAAACCACGTAACCGTGCCGCAAGAACCCCTGCTCGACGCCTTCGGACTGCTCGAAGACGAAGACAAGGACGAATACGCCTCGGCCCTCGACAAAGAACTGGCCCAGACGACATAGCGCCGGCCCATTCAAGCCACCCTCGCCGGGTGGCTTTTTCAATGCCCGAAGAAGAGCGCCCAAGTTTTCAGCCACCCGCACGGGTGGCTTTTTCAATGCCCGGAAAGGGCCCGAATACAAGGAGAACCACCATGTTCCTCAACCTCCAGCACCCCCATATCCGATACATCGCCCCGCCCGCCGAAGGCGGTTCGGACATTACCGGCCCCACCCCGCCGGCCGAACCGAACGGAAACGGCGAGGAGATCGACTGGGAAGCCAAATACAAGGAAGCGCTCGGCCACTCGCGCGACTGGGAAAAGAAGGCCAAGGCCAACAAGGCCGCCGCCGACGAGCTGGAAAAGCTCAAGGAATCCCAAATGAGCGAGACCGAGAAGGCCGCCAAGCGCACGCAGGAACTCGAAGCGCAGGTCGCCGCCTACAAGGCCAAGGAACAGCAGGCCGAATGGAAGAAGCAGGTATCAGCCAATACCGGCATCCCGGCCGACGCATTGCGCGGCATCACCCTAGAGGAGATTCAGGCGCACGCCGACATCCTCCAACCGCTCGTGCACCCAGCGCCGAAGCTGCCGAACGTGCCCAACCCGGCACAGCACCCCGAAGGCAAAACCGCCGACGAACGCGCCAAGGCATACGTGCGCAGCCTCTTCGGCAACAAAGACTAACCGCCACCAACCATCCGAAAGGAAACCATCATCATGGCACTCGACACCAGCAAGGTGCTGCTCCCCAAGGAAGCAGCCACCGTCATCACCAAGCGCGCCAAGGACACCAGCACCATCGCCGCACTGTCCCCGAGCGAACCCCAGCTCTTCCTCGACAAGGAATACATGGTCTTCACCGGCAATTCCGAAGCCGAGGTCGTCGCCGAAGGCGCGCAGAAGTCCAGCTACGAGGAAACCCTCACCCCGGTCGTCGGCAAACGCTTCAAGGTGCAGACCACCACCCGCGTCAGCAACGAGCTCCAGTGGGCCGACGACGACGCCAAACTGGAGATCATCAGCAAGATCATGACCGACCAGGCCGCCGCGATGGGCCGCGTCCTCGACTACGTCGTCTACCACGCCTTCGACCCCAAGAAGAAGACGACCCTCGAAGGCTTCAACGCGCTCGCCAAAAGCGCGGTCGGCGTGACGGCCACCGACGATCGCGTCGCCGACATCGACAGCCTCGCCGAGGTCGTCAGCGACGAGTACGACATCAACGGCATCGCCCTGTCCAAGACCATGGCCAACGAGCTGCGCAAGATTCGCGTCCCCTCCACCGGCCAGCGCTTCTACCCGGAAATCCCGATCAACCTTCAGGTCGGCAACCTCGACGGCATCCCCGCCGCCACGTCCGGCACGGTCAACGGCCGACTCATCACCCCGGCGACCGGCATCCTCGCCTTCCTCGGCGACTTCCGCCTCATCAAGTGGGGCATGGTGCGCGACATCTGGAGCGAGATCATCGAATACGGCGACCCCGACAACACCGGCAAGGACCTCAAGGGCGTCAACCAGATCGCCTACCGCACCGAGGCCATGTACTCCTACGCGATCCTCGACCCCAAGGGCATCGCCGTGCTCAAGAAGCCGACGAGCACCGGCAGGGCGGGGAAGTGCTGTCCGCTCCCTTCGCCCAGACGCTCGTAGTGCAGGAAACCGACGAGGCCGACGAGGCCGGCCTGTCCATTCCCGTGCGTCTGGTCAAGCCCGACGGCACCCCGTTCGCGGAAGGCGTCGCGACCATCGCATGGTCGGCCATCACCGGCAAGCCCGGCACGTTCACGCCGCCCGCGCCGACCACCGGCGCGCGCGGCGGCGTGCTCCAGCAGGCGGCCGAAGCGCAGCTCGCCGCCAGCGCCGACTCGTCGGCCATCATCGCGCAGGTCAACTC